AACAAACAATCAACAAACAAACAACAACAGAAGAAGATAATAAAGATAATAAAGATAATCCCCCTTATACACCCCCCATTGCAGATGATGCGCAAAGCTGCTTGCCTTTTACAGCGTTTTGGGATATGTATGCAAAAAAGGTGGATAAGGAAAAATGCAAGCGCAAATATGCCAAGATCAGCGAAACCGACCGGGCCGCAATCAAAGTGGCGCTGCCAAGATACGTTGCCGCGCACCAAGATTTGCAATACCGGAAAAATCCGGTAACATGGCTTAATGGCCGATGTTGGCAGGATGAGTGGCAACCGGCTGCTGATGCAAGCACGGTGCAGGCAAAAAGTAAGGATTACAACGGGATATGATTATAGAGGATTTGGCAAACGGGATGTGCCGGATTGATTGCCAAGATTGCGGGCAGCTGTATGAGGTGCCGGATTGGCGGCAGGATGCCTTTGCGGAGGTTTTGCAGGCGTGCTATGAGAAACACAGGCTTTGCCCGGAGTGCGATGCAAAGCGGGCGGCGGCAGAGGCAGAGGCCAAAGCAGCTGCACAGCGTGCAGATTGGCAAAGACGGTTGCCGGAGATCATAAGCAAAGCCGGGATACCGGAAAAATACAGCCATGACCGGGAAACAGGGGAACTTTTTACCAAGCCACCGGTGCGATTTTTGGCGGTATGGGTATGGGAGCACCGCAACGCAAATTTACTGTTAAGCGGGCCAACAGGCTGCGGCAAAAGCACGGCTGCGTGTTTTGTTGCAGCCAAGATGCTGGCCAGTGGCCTTAAAGTGCAATACACCAGCTTACGCAGGCTGCTGGCTGATTGGCGCGAGGCAAAACGCAGTGATAGCGCGTATGCTGACGAGAAATTATTGGCGCGGATTTACAGCCAAGATGTTTTTATCATTGATGAGGTGGCCAGCAAGGCGCATATCACCGAAAGCGGGCAAGATTTGTTATGGGATATTTTGGAGGCGGTAAATAACGGGGAGTGCCGCACCAAAGTGTGGTTGCTGGGTAATTTTTACGCTGGCAGTATTGAGGATATTTTTAGAGATCCCGAGCCGGTACGCCGCCGATTGCAGGAAAACTTTATTTGTGTGCGCGCTGACCGAGAGAACCAGCAAACAATACCGGTGCCGGTGTGGGAGGGATAAGCGGAGGCAAACCAAGGCGCGGTGCCTTGCTTATAACGAATGGAGGTTTGTATGGAAAAGCACACAGCAAGCGAATGGGAAAGTTTAACAGATGAGGAATTGCGCAGGGCGGCAGAGTTGCTGGTGCGCCCGGAGTGGCTGCGGGAACGCCCGGTATTGGTGGCGGTTTTAGAAACGCTGGATTTTAACGCACAGGATGCAAAAGAGCAGCTGCAAAAAAGCGAGCCGCTAAATGATGGGCCTATGTTGAGCTTGTAAAATCGCTGCAAAAAAATGCGGAGCCGCGCACAGATTGTTTTTTGTGATTTATTTACAAAATAAACTATTTGCATATTGCATTTTGTAAACTTTGTGCTATATTTTGATTTTGTAGGGCATAACGCCATAAAACAAAAACCACAACACAAGGAAAGTAAAAGAAATGAACAGAATTAACCAACACGGAGTAACCACAACCGCCGCCCCCGGACAGGAGCAGCACGAAACATTTACCCGCCGTACAGCAGGCAAAACCAAGCGTTATGTGCAATACGATTACCGGCACACTGATGGCAGGCTTTTTACCTGCGTTGCCGCAACGTTGGAGCAGTGCCGCGCAAAGCGTGATTGCTGGATGAATAAAAAACAACAGGCGGTGTAAGATATGAGCAGCGTGCGTTTGCGTACAGATCAAATTGCCAAGTTGCGCAAAAGTGGCAATGGCGCTGCAATTATCCGGTATGCCGTGGCCCGTTACAAAAGCGGAAAGCTGCCAGTGCCGGAGGATTACGCAACAATGCCGCAGGGATGCTTGCATATATACGCTGTATGGCGCAAGCCGGAGGGCATTACAGATATGCTGCTGCGGGCAATACTTGATGCGCATTTTACCACACCGGATGTTGAGAGGCAGCAGGAGTTGGAGCGCAGTATTGCACACTTGGATAAGATCATTGAGCAGGAATTTGCACTGTTGGCCAGCAAAGGGCCGTTTATTATTGAGGATGTAGAGCAAGGCGAGGATTGAATATTATGGAAAAGAAATTTGAGCTGGTTGAACGTTTGAAAGTGGAGAAATGTTGTTTTACGGGCAAAGTGTTTGATTGCGGCCGGTGCCAGTTGCAGCCGGAGCGCATAAAACCACCGTGCGGCATACACATGGGTATTTGCATTGATGGTTATATTGAGGATAACGCACCGATGCGGGAGTATAACAGGTTGGCCAAAGGTTTTAACAACAAGGTTATTACCGGCCGGGTGCTGCGGGAATATTTTTGCCAGTTGTACGCGCTTGGGGTGCGAATTATCCCCGTGGGGGAATGCAGCAGGTTTTGTTACCGCCACGGCTGCATGGGGCACAAAACAGAAGATGGCGCGGAGGAGTGAGATATGGCAAACAAAAAGCAATTACGCAGCGCGTTGGCAAGTATGGTTGCGTGCGCTGGCAAACTTGTTTGTGATACGCCGGAAATCGCGGCCATTGAACAGGCTGCATTGGAGGCGCAACGGCTGCTGGATGAGCCCGAGGCGGCGGGGTGCGACACCCGGCCGGATTTACCGCAATGGCATGTGCGATACAGCAAAGTGCCGCACCATGAACACGAGCTTACATTGGCGGTGTATGATGCCGCGACAGGCAAAGCGGTTTGCCGCGTGGTGGATACAGAGGACAGAGGGAGCGCGGAGAGAATAACGCGGCTGTTGGCGGCAGCACCAGTACTATGTGATACTTTGGGCAAGGCTTGTGATAATATGCGCAACTTTGGCTGCTGCATTTATCCTGCGTGCGACAAATGCAAGATCGGTACCGTTTTGGCAGAGGTGCGCAATGGCAAAGGCTGATAAGGATATTGCACAGCTTTGGCAACTTGGCAGCACAGATAAATTGATACACAGGCAAATGGCCCACGCCAGCACGGCAATAAAACGCGTGGCATTTTTGCTGCGCGAGTATAAAGGGGCAGATGCAGGATGGGTGCAGAGCGCAGAGGAGGCAGAGAGGGCGGCGCGAGTTTTGCAAAACTGGATGTGGGCACTGCGAAAACAGGAGCATAAACGGAGATGCAAAAATGGACAATAAAGAGTATTTGGCAGGGATAAAAATATATACTGATGGAGCTTGCAGCGGCAACCCCGGCCCCGGAGGCTGGGGCGCGGTATTGCTTTATAATGGCACCATAAAAAGGTTGCAGGGTGGTTTTGCGTACACAACCAATGGCAGGATGGAGTTAATGGGGGCAATTATGGCACTGAGCGCATTAAAGCGGCCGTGTGGCGTTACGCTGTACACTGATGCAGCATATTTGGCCAATGCGGTAAACAAAAAATGGCTGGAGCGTTGGCAAAAAAACGGATGGCGCAAAACAGATAAAAAGCCGGTGCACAATGCAGATTTATGGCTGCAACTGGCGGTGCTGCTGCATAAGCATGATGTGCAGTTTGTGTGGGTAAAAGGGCACGCAGAGAACGAATATAACAATATTTGCGACCGCATGGCGGTGGAGGCTGCGCACGGCGAGGGGTTACCGGAGGATATAGGATATAAGGAACAGCAAAATGAGTGAGTGCAAAATGTGCGGCAAAGCGTTTGCACCGTTGTTTGCATACAAAAAAAGCAAATACAGTATGATTGCAAGACCGCAGGATTTTTGCGAGGAGTGCAACGCGGCGCGCTTACAAGGGTGTAAAACTTGCGCCTATTATGCCCCGGCAGCAAACCCAAATGCCCCCGAGATGTACGCATACCGCAGACACGGGCCACATTGCAGATTATACCACATAACAGCACCAGCGCTGCACCGACCGCTGCGGCATACAATGTGTGCGGATTGGAAACGCGGCAGGCGAGTTTAAGCCAAGGCGAAGCATTAAAAACCGGTTTTTTGCCGGTTTTTTTGTGTATATATACGTAATTTATTTGAATTTACTTTGTTTACTGCTATATTATTACATAAAGTAAACTATAATATACGAAAGTGCTTACATGACAGATGATTGCCCAATATGCTTTGGCAAACCAGCCAAATGCCGCAAAACGCCACAATGCGCTGAGTGCGTATATGTGGCCAGTTGCGCGTGGTATTGCGACAATCCCCCGCCTAAACGTTTTGCCCGCAGCAGTACCGGGCACCATGTAAGTATGGAGCAGTATCAGTATGCAGAGGAGGTTGCGGCGGTGCCGGATGATGCGGCCAGCGTGTACGATGCTGATACGGAAGATGATTATAGCACCCGACCGATTTACACAAATGCAGATATGCAGTATATGTTGGAATTTTTATTGCGTGAGGTTGATGATTACACACTGGCAGTTGTTGAGTGTGTATTGCGCGAGGGGCACACCACGGCCAGCCAAGTGGCAAAAGCATTTGGTGTAAGCCGGGAGGCGATGCACAGGAAACTGGTTGACAGCTGCCAGCAGTACCCGGCGTTGCGTGAGGTGCTGCGCGGCGCATTGTACCGGTGCAAAGCGTTGGCCGATGCTGACAATCGCAGCAATATTACCGGGCGCAGGGCACGGCCCGCAAAACCTAAAAACACACAAATGGAGTTTACTTTTAATGGCTGATTTTAACTTGGTAATAATCGGGGGCAACATCACCAATGCACCGCAGGTACGCACTACCAGCACTGGCAGCAAGGTGGCAGATTTTTGCGTTGCCGTACACCGCAGGCTTAAAGATGGGGAAGATACTTGTTTTATGCCGGTTACGGTGTGGGGAAAAATGGCCGAAGTTTGCGCAACGTACTTGCAAAAAGGCAGCGGGGTTTTGGTGCGCGGATATTTTAAGCAGGAGCAATGGCAGGCGCAGGATGGCAGCACGCAGCGCATGACCAAAGTAATAGCGGAGGAGGTGCAATTTACCAGCCGCCCACGGCAACAGGATGGCCAGCAAAATAACCAGCAAGCACAGGCACAAAAACGGGCCAATGATCTACACAAATACGCACCACAGGATGCACGGCAGCCAAGTGTGCAGCCGCCCAGCGATGATATACCGTTTTAAGGAGTTGCGATTATGCCAAAGGTAAAAGGATTTGTAACAAGCTACGCGCAAGAGGCGGGATTAGATGCCCAAGATGCCCACGCGCGCGCGCAAACCGGCAACAATGGCGCAGAGCCGGGGCGTGAGTTTAAGGTAAGGAAAGACCCGAACAATTACCGGATGCACCCGGACAATAACCGGCGCATGATTAAGCGCAGCCTGCGAGATTTGGGGGCCGGGCGCAGTATCGTGGTGGATAACACCGGAGCCAGCATTGGCGGCAGCGGCGTACTTGGCGAGGCCGAGGCGTTGGGGTTGCCGCAGCGCATTGTTGAAACGGACGGGAGCGAGCTGGTTGTGGTGGTGCGCAAGGATATGGGCCCGGATGACCCGCGCCGCAAGTTGTTGGCATTGGCTGACAATGCGACAACCGACCAAAGCGAATGGGATGTTGAGGCATTGCAGGCGGCGTTTGATACAGAGGAGTTGCGGGAATGGGAGATTGATTTACCGGCACTGGATGATGTGGCAAACGATGCCGCAGGTATAGGCAGCGCAGAGGCCCACGGCAGGCTGGCAGATAAGTTTTTGATACCGCCATTTAGTGTGCTGGATACCCGGAGGGGGGATTGGCAAAACAGGAAAAGGGCGTGGAATGAGCTGATAGGGGATAATGGCGAGAGCCGCGAGGGCAAATTGGGCACGGAGCCAATAACCGGCAATGAGAAATACGGCAAAGCTGGTTTTGCAACGGTAAGCATACTTGATGCAACGCTTGCGGAGATCGTTACAAAGTGGTTTACCCCGGTTGGCAAGTGCAATATATGCGACCCGTTTGCGGGGGATAGTGTTTTTGGTTTTGTTAGCGCGTATCTTGGGCATTGCTTTACCGGCATAGAGCTGCGGGAGGAGCAGGCAGCGTTAAATAACAGCCGTGTGCAAGGGATGGATGCGCATTACATTTGCGATGATGGGCAAAACATAGGCAAACACCTGCGGCCGGAAAGCCAAGATCTTGTTTTTAGCTGCCCGCCGTATTTTGACTTGGAGCATTACAGCGATTTGCCCAATGATGCCAGCAACCAAAAAGAGTACGCAGGCTTTTTGCAGATATTGGATAATGCGCTTACCGGCGCAGTGCAGTGCCTTAAAAAAAATCGTTTTGCGGTGATTGTGATGAGCAATGTGCGGGGGGGGGCTGGTGCATATTATGATATTTGCAGCGATATTACCCGCATTATGCAGCGTAATGGGCTGTTGTTGTATAATGAGCTTGTATTGCTTAACTGCTGCGGCACCGCACAGATCAGGGCGGCCAATTATATGCGCAATAGAAAAATCATCCGCATACACCAAGAGGTGCTGGTGTTTTACAAAGGCAACCCCAAAGCGATACAGGGGGATTTTGCAGAGATTGAAATTGCGGATATTGAGGGAGTGGATGATGAAAGCGCAGATATATAATTGGCACGGCTGGTGCGGCGAAACGGAGCCGGACAGATTAAGGGCGTATTATTTGGAGGCGCTGGCGGCGTGCGGGTTTAAGGTGCTGCGGATTGCGGAACATTATTTTACGCCGCAGGGGTACACGGCCTTGTTTTTGTTGGCCGAATCCCATTTTGCCATACACACCTTCCCCGAACACTCCCGCACCTATTTGGAGTTATCCAGCTGCGTACCTTTGCCCTTTGCGCGCTTTACCGCCGACTTTACCGCCGATACCACCCCAAACCCGTAACCCAAAGGTGCAGATTATGGCAAACAAGATGCGAAGAACAAAAGCAGAGGTGTTGGAGGCCTGCAAAGGCTGCTTGGGGATATTGGAGGATGCCCGTAAACAGCTGGGTGTGAGCCGCCGCACTTTTTACAACTACCGGCAGCGCTGGCCGGAGGTGCAGCAGGTAATTGAGGATGAGCAGGAACGGGGGCTGGATTTTGCAGAGAGTAAATTGCTGCATTTGGTAAAGGGTGGCGATTTTAGAGCCATTGCGTTTTACTTGGAGCGCAAAGGCAGGCACCGGGGATGGGGTGCGCAGCAGCAGTTGCAGCTTACCGGCGCAACGGTGCAGCCACCGGTGATATGTTTTGAGGACACCGCCGCCGCGCCTGCTGATGCAGCAGAGGGCAGCGAGGATGGCCAGCAATAAGATTGTATTTAACCGCAAATATGCCCCGTTGTTTAACCCGGCATGCCCGTGCCGGTATTTTATCGTAACGGGTGGGCGCGGCAGCGGTAAAAGCTATGCTATAAGCAGCGCCGTTGCGACAGATCACGCCACGGCAGATTACAACATATTGTATCTGCGGCAAACGCTTGTATCTGCCAAAGTATCCATTATCCCGGAGTTTTACGAGAAATTGGAGCTGATGGGCCTTGCGGGCATTGTTACCAAAAGCAATACCGATATGCGCAACACCTCCACCAATTTCTCCATGTTCTTCCGTGGCATTCAAACCTCCCGTGGCTCCAACGAGGCCCAGCTAAAAAGTATCAAGCGCATAGGCCTTGCCTTGGTTGATGAGGCCCAGGAGCTTGTTGATGAGGCCGCGTTTGATCGCATAGATCTTACATTGCGCGATGTGGATATAAAAAACCGGGTGATATTATCCTTGAACCCAACCGACAAAAAGCACTGGATATATCGCCGGTTTTTTGCTGAGCGCAACGTGCCCGATGACTTTAACGGCATTGTTGGCGATACCTGCTATATACATACCGATTACCGCGACAACAGGCAGCACTTAAATGCCAAATTTTTGCAAATGGCCGAGGATTGCAAGGCGCGCAATTACCAAAAATACCTTAATATTTACTTGGGATTTTGGGCGGGAAATACAGAGGGCGCATTGTGGAATGAGGAGCTTATTGCACCGTACCGCGTGGCGGCGGTACCTATGCCCTTGGAGCGCATTGTTGTGGCGGTTGACCCGGCAGTAACCAGCGCAAAAGGCAGCGATGAAACAGGCATTGTGGTGGCAGGCAGCAAAACGATACGCGGCCAGCGGCATTACTTTGTGTTGGCAGATCGCAGCACCCACGCCAGCCCGAGCGCATGGGCTGCGGCCGTGGTTAATGCGTACAATGAGTACCGGGCAGATCGCGTGGTGGCTGAAACCAACAACGGCGGGGATATGGTGGAGCAAATGCTGCGGCAGGCGGCGCAGCGCGTGCCGTACAAGGCGGTACACGCCAGCCGGGGAAAGATCGTGCGAGCGGAGCCGGTGGCAGCGTTATACGAAAAGGGGCTGGTGCACCATTGCGGCAGCTTTGGGCAGTTGGAGTGGCAGATGTGCAACTACTGCGGATATGATAAAGAGGCCAGCCCCGACCGCATGGATGCACTGGTATGGGCAATCACCGAATTGAGCAGCAAACGCGGCAGCGGGCCCATTGTATAAAATTTTTTGGGAAATATTTACAAAATAAACCAAACAGGGCTTGCATTTTGTAAATGAAGCATTATATTTTATCATTGTAGGGCACGATGCCACAGAAAAAACCACAACACAAGGAGAAGAAGATGGCACAAAAAAACATTGTGAGTTGCAGCTTTGGCAAAGACAGCTTGGCCATGCTGCTGCTTTTGATTGAAAAACGCATACCGGTGCACGAGGTT